TTGATATGTGGAACAACCAAGCTGATTTCCCAGTGGAGTTTTGCTTGTTCTCTGGTGGGCCACTGCGTTCGAACAATCCAGAGTATATCGCTCGAGCTCGTGATCTTGAAGCACAAGGTCTCCTGAACATTCATGAGAATCTAACCAAGAATGATTACTATGATCTGCTCAATAACACGCGAGTTCTTTTCAATTGCGCACTACAAGATTGGGTGTCAAACACTGTTAGTGAAGCTGATACCCTGGGTTGCAATGTATTATACCCTGCTTATCGTAGCTTCCCAGAAACTTTTGCAAATGATCCCAACCGTCTTTATGTTCCTTGGAGCATTGATGATGCATTCCACAAGCTGGAGAATCTACTGAAAGCACCACATCACAACATGGGCTTGATTTCAGATTGGAACGATGGCACAGTGGATCGTGTGGTCGATATCATACTAGGACATGGTGAACAATGGAATCGCAGCGGCAATCGCTACAGAGATCATTTGCCCGGTGACAAATATCATGTTAGAAAAATAGGTGAGTAACTTGCTGGCTAAATACTGGCTCTACTCAATAACTCCCCCATGAAAATATTCATTACCGGCAGTAACGGCTTTATCGGCCAACATCTTTTGCCTTTGTTACAACAACGTCATACTGTGGTTGAGCTTGTTAGCGACCTTAGAGATCATGCCAAGGTTGTAGCTGAACTGCAAGCAGCTAACCCAGATATAGTAGTACATCTGGCTGCTCGCACCGAAGTTGAAAAAAGTTTTTATGAGCAAGTTACTTTTAGTGACATCAACTACGTGGGCAGTGTTAATCTCATCGACGCAGCCAGCAAGTTAAGTAATCTCAAAAACTTTGTGTTTGCTAGTACCATGGAAGTCTATGGCTGGCAACCTATCAGCGATGAAGTCCGTGATCATGGCAAACCACTTGTGTCATTGGCTTTTGACGAAAACACTGTGCCCAATCCCAATGCTCCTTATGCAGTGGCAAAGCTAGCAGTGGAAAAATACTTGGAATATGCTCATCGTGCTCTAGGTCTACCTTTCACAGCATTACGACAAACCAACAGCTATGGTCGTGGTGACAATGACTTCTTTGTAACAGAACAAATTGTCACACAGATGTTGCAAGGTCTTGATGTAGTGAAGTTAGGCTATGCCGAACCCTATAGAAACTTTATCTGGATTGAAGATTTGTTGCAAGCCTGGATGCAAGTGATTGAAAATCCTGAGCAATGCAATCAAGGCAAGATCTACACCGTGGGTCCTGACAATCCAATCAAGATAAGAGATTATGCAGAAAAGATTGCAGGCATGATTGGCTGGCAAGGCGAAATAAAATGGAATACCAAGCCGCATCGTCCCGGAGAAATCTACTGGTTAAATTCGGGTACCACAGCTATTACTCGTGATCTTGGATGGCGCCCTGTGATTGATATGGACACAGGTTTAGAAAAGACTATAAAAATATGGCGCCAGAAATTCAACAAATAAAACAAGGACACATTGACCTATCACGGTTTGGTGATTGGCACGAGAACTGTGATTTTGTTACACACCCAGATCCATGGAGTGGATTTAGTCCTGTGTATGCAGTTGATCGAGAACGTTATTTTAATATCACTGAGATAGCCATTGCTCGCAACATACCCGAGAGTCTTGAACACTATCTCTCGCAGCAATTTGCTTTTTTGTCCGATAAAGTTTATGCAGCACATCTAATTCCAGCAGGCAAGATATTACCATGGCATCAAGATGCATATCGAATCTACTGTGAAAAACGAGCAATCACAGATTTATCATTGATCACTAGAGTAATCATCTTTGTACAGGACTGGAAGGTTGGACACGGTCTACAAGTGGGTGATAGATCCATTGGCACCTGGCAGCGAGGAGATTGGGTGTCATGGCAAGGCGATACTCCGCATCTAGTGTATAACCTAGGTCAAGATCCAAGATATACCCTGCAGATTACTGGCACAAAAATGTCAAACAATCTTGACCACGACCTAAATATTCTGTAAACTAGCAACAGTCATCCTCGACTCAAACTCGGAGAAAAACATTGTCAAACACTTATACCCCTGATCCACTACTCAACACACCTGTAGACACAGAGTTTCAGCCACAAACCTATCAAGATCGATATGTGCCTTTGCCCACAAAGGTCTATGTCAAGGCCGGCGAAGTTGGACGACGCCAAGAATATGTGTCAGATCTAATCAAAGCTCGGATGAAGACTGATAACAAACGTTTTTGGGCCGGTGACAACATCAGTGACTATATCACAGCAGAACAAAAGAGTCAGCTAATTGATGAAGCCACCGAAGCCTTTGAGCTTGTGTTGGATCGATTGTTGATTGATCGTGAAAACGATCCTAACTCACAAGGCACAGCCAGGCGCTTGGCCAAGATGTACTTCAATGAAATAATGGCAGGTAGATACGAACCAAGTCCCAACGCCACAGCTTTTCCAAACGACACAGAAGATCGTTATGAGGGCATGCTGGTTGTACGCAGTGAGCTTCGTAGTATGTGTAGTCACCATCACCAACCAGTCAGCGGAGTTGCATATATTGGTATCATTGCTGCGGAAAAACTCATTGGTTTGTCTAAGTACACTCGTATCGCCCAATGGTGCGCTCGTCGTGGCACACTACAGGAAGAGCTGTGCAATGATATCGCCAGAGAAATCATGAAAGCCACAGGCAGCAAAAACGTAGGTGTATACATTCAAGCCACACACGGTTGCTGTGAAAATCGCGGCATCATGGCACATTCAAGTCTAACACAAACCACTGTATTGACCGGAGCTTTCAAAGACGATCCCAGCGTCAAGAAAGAGTTCATGGACAATATCAAACTTCAACAAGAATTCGCTCCGAGGTAATCATGGAAATACAACCCAAAGACACAAGCAAAGGACATTTTTATGTTAGTCTTGCCAAAAGCGGCATTAGGATATTTGCTGGAGGCGTGTTGATGGTAGGAAACTTTTGGCTAGCAGGAGTATGCATCGTACTGGCTGAAGTATTAGGCGTAGTGGAGGAAATAGTATGAGTGTGTTTCTAGACCAGATGGCTTTTATGTTGGCTTGCGATCAAACAGTTGGCAAGTTCAACCAAGAACAATTCAACATGTATCTAAGCTTGATACAAGAAGAAGCAGACGAACTTGCACAAGCTATCCAACAGCATGACAAAGTTGAAACCTTGGATGCATTGATTGACATCTTAGTGGTTACCATTGGTGCTATTCACAGCCTTGGAGTAGATGCCGAGGGAGCCTGGAACGAAGTGTTGGTTAGTAATTTGGCCAAGATTGACAAAGACACTGGTAAAGTGCGCAAACGCGAAGATGGCAAAGTTCTTAAACCAGAAGGCTGGCAACCTCCTAATCTTGGAAAATACGTTCGTCCACTGTAAAGGATTCAGCATGAAGAATGAACTACCAAAAGACTTTTACAAAAACCAAGCCAGTGCTGTGATAGATCGAGTTAGAAATCTCAAAACCTGGGAAATCACTAGAGTGCTTGACGAGCCGTTGGAATTTAGAGGAGGTCCTGTGCCTTTTGATATCAAGGCCGATCAAAAACGTGCTTGGTTCAAAGTGATAGCATTGACCAAACAAGAAGCAGAGCAGATGGTCGATGATTGGATGCGAGGAGCAGACCATGATCTCTGATCTTGATCGTGCTATCGCAGACAAAAGAGCTCCTTGGACTGAGATAGAACGCACCGAATCTTTGTACACAGTGTTCAGAGATGCATTTGCAGTGACTCCTGGACATTTGTTGTTTGTTCCCGCACAAGAAACCTGGGAATGTGTTGCGGCCTGCTATCAAGCTGCTTACGAAACTGGAGCAGCCGGTGTGACGCAGGGTCAATGGGACGCTTTTAACATCGGACAAAATGTTGGTGAGGCTGCTGGACAAACTGTGATGTATCCACATGTTCACATGATACCACGTAGACAAGGTGATTGTGCTGATCCCACGGGTGGAGTACGTGGAGTGATTTCCAGTCAACAAAACTACAAACGACCTGGATATATCAAACCATGAAGAAACTTTTGACTATGTTGTTGCTGTTGACTATGTCAGTTTCAGTCAACGCTAAAAAATCTACGTCGCATCACCCAGCAGTTTGGGTCTACAACATTACCAAACAAGAGATAGTTACCGCACGGTTTCACAATGAGACCATGCCCATTGCCAGTATAACCAAACTCATGACCGCCATGGTATCCTTGGATTATGATCGCGATCTTGAGAGAAAAATCACAATGTTGCCGGGTGGACGACTGCCCGCAGGTGAACACAGTCGTCGTGATGTAATGACAGCAATGTTGGTGCGCAGTGATAACATAGCAGCCGAAAGCATAGCCAGGGACTATCCTGGAGGTCGTAAAGACTTTATCAAGGCCATGAATCGCAAGGCACAGGAGATTGCCATGGTTGGTGCCAGATTCATGGATCCCACAGGACTGAGTTCTAGCAACGAAGCCACTGCTGGCAGCGTGGGCAACATGGTGCAGATTGCATCACTGTATCCTTTCATTGTGGAAACCAGTGTGAAAAAGCATGTGCTATTTGAGGTCAATAGAAAACGAAAGATTAGAACAATTTCTATTGACAATACTAACAAGCCCTTGCTTATGGAGTTTGACCAAATACGTGTGAGCAAAACTGGTTTTACAAATTCAGCTGGTTGGTGTGTGGGCATGTTAGTAGAAAGCAAAGGTCAGGAGTTTGTGATTGTGATTCTTCACAGTGAAAGCAAACAAAAAAGATATGAGCTAGCGAAATCTACCATTTACAATAATTTGGTTGATCATGAAGTTGATAATGTGGTCAATGACTCAGATCCCCAACCAGAACCTGCGCCAGAACCAGAAACCATTGACAAAACAATTTATAGATGGTATAATAAGTTTTGGCTGTCAATAACCGGCAAATCCTAACTGGGAGAAATAACATGGCTAATTGGAAGGTTTCAACCTACTATAAAAAGTCCTGCGAAGAACATGAGTACTATTACAAAGATGGTGCTAGTATCATCCGTAAAACAGGTTATCGTTGGAGTAGTTTTTTTATAGAAACAGACGACGACAATCCTCCTGAGTTTGAATTTGACTACGTACCAGGGGGCGACGGCAAACTAGACAGCATCAACATGTATGATTGCTGTGTAAACAACATTGTAAATTCAGAACTTGATTCAATGAGCGATGGCTGTTGGGAAGATATTGAGTTTCCTGAAGACATGGATGAGGAAGAACAAGAACGCTTGCTAGAAGCGTTTGATGAATCCAGCATCTACGAAGTTCTTGAAGGCGAAGAAGGTTGGAGTCAAAACGATACTGAAGCCTGGGTATGGGGACCAATTCTTATTGAAGACGAACAAGGTAATCGTGTGAAAATCATCTGCGCTGACAAACAAGGTCGTGCTGTGGAATTCAAAGAGGATGATGAAGAAGAAATTACCTTTGACGAACTGGCCCAAATCAATCCCGAAGAACAAGCTGTTCGAGATAGTATGCCTGTATGGCCTTTCCCCACTGGTACTAGCGAGGAATCAAAATGACTCTAGAAGAAGCAGTTGAACTAATAGAAAATCTCAACGAAGAAGCACATCAACTGGCATGGGATGCGTGGACCGAAGCAGATGAACTAGGAGACTCCGAAGACGAGGATGACTGGATCGCTGCTGAAGAAAAACGTGAAGAAGCCAGTGAGGAACAGTCGCAACACTTCAGAGATCTGTATCATGAGTTGTCAGAAGAAGATCAAGCCGGTATTATTAATTGGCTTCAACAAGACGAAGACTTTAGAGAGCAGTTTTCTTCGTGGTTTGGTGATGATCAATATCAAATTGAGTTTGATTTTTTAGAAGACTAAATATCAATCACAGCGGCCTTCCTGGCTCTTCATCCCGCTTTACAAATTCTGCAGGCCTATATTAACTTATAGGAGAATTACGTGCTTTACCTAAATGAAACACAACCCCCAAGAACTTACAAATATGTAAGCACCAAAGAGTATCATGATGCTTTTCCCTGTGCGTATCGCCAATGGCGTGCGGATAGTCATTGTAACTTGATTCATGGTTACAGTTTTAGCATGAAGTTCTACTTTGGCACAGATCTACTTGATGTGCGCAACTGGGCAGCTGACTATGGCGGCCTTAAAGAGCTTAAAAAGATTCTAGAAGATCAATTTGATCATACCTTGCTAGTAGCCATGGATGACCCAGAACTAGAAACATTCAAATTACTGCAAGAAAAGAAGTTAGCCAAACTTACTATTCTTCCTAGACTAGGCTGCGAAGGCCTAGCCGATATGCTGTACAAGTATGTGAATGGCGTGTATATTCCTGATATGTGGGGGCCTGGAGAGTCTGAAAGACTTTGGTGCTTCCGTGTGGAAGTACGCGAAACACAAAGCAACATGGCGTTCCGTGAGGGTCACCGTGAATGGGATGAAGATCTGTTTGCGTAATTTTTGGAGACTATGGGCCAAAGCCCTAGGAGAAAAAGCCACTCAATCTGATTCTGAATCTGACAAAGTGGCTTTGATTCGCTCTGGTATTGTACTGATCTACATTGTCACAAATTTTTTTATCATAGCAGGTATTATTAGGCACTGGTAGTGTGCTAGGAGTAAACATATGAGTCAACGTATTCAAGAACTTGCCGATCAAGCCAAAGAGTCAGTGCCAAAAAATATACTGGCTCCTGATCTATGGATAAAAGAATACAATCGAATATTTGCGGAATTGATCATCAAAGAATGTGCTGGTCAGTTTAATCTTGTGTATACTGACGAGCAGTATCAACGTAGAATAGACAAAACTATACTCAAACATTTTGGCTTGTACGCATGAGATACTGGACCATATGTTATCCTGATCGTCATCCCACACAAGACTTTGATATTGATCGCTGGGAGACTCTGTCAGATCAGGAGATACTGGATTCCTATTGGGATTATTGGTCAGGTAAAATGCTTGAAAAAGGTCCTAATGATTCTTGCACCTATGAGAACTGCATTACTGATTGGTGTATTGTACACTGGGCAGCTCGCAATCGTTGGCGTGAAATCAAGGAGTACTATGAATGAAACCCTTGATCTATAAGTTTCATCATTGGGCCAAGATTTGGGAACGAATCAAACAAGATAATCCTCCCAGTGTATATCTCATACGCAGCAACATGCGGAAGACGCTGGGATTCACAGTGCGTGATCATTTACACTTTGACAGAGAAAGTCATAGCTATCGGCCTGAGGTACATCTAGATTTTTATGGTGAAAAGTACCTTAGTCATTTTTTACTCAAGTACGGAAATATCAAACATCATGACGAGACCAAGTGATTTCCCTGACTTTGATCGAGCCTACAAGTCGGTGCTGTTACCAGACAATCCTGACAGGTTTGACCATATAGCGGCACAGGCTAATTTTAATATCTATCACAACGATCTTTGGCGCGGCACAGCGCGACGATTCGCTGAGTACATCGTGGAAGAGTGTGCGCAGTGCTGTGGAAGCCAGGCAGACAAAAAGGCCATACGAAAAAGATTTGGTTTGCCTATTGAAGATCCAGTGAAATATCCGGGACCGGATCCCTTGGGCAGTGTACAATCTCAATATGCCCGAGAGTATAATCTTCCAAAAACAGATGAAACCTAGCCATTTTTATTTTGACAATCGCATTCTAGAAAAAGAACAACTGCTGTTCAATCATGCTCGTTATGTGGGACATGAACTGTTGGTTCCTGGCCTGGGTAACTATGCTGTGATCCCACAGGAAGGCGATGGTAGAATGTTGATCAACAACAGTGATGGCGTGCAACTCATGAGCAATGTGTGCAGACATCGACAAGCAACTATCTTGCAGGGATCAGGACATCATGCACAAATTGTTTGCCCACTGCATGGTTGGACCTATGACAATCACGGCAAGCTCATTGGTGCGCCTTTTTTTGATCCATGCCCAGATCGACATTTACAAAAGTTTACCACTCAATCCTGGCATGGATTGATATTTGAACAAGGTCATTTTGATCTGGTAAAAGCACTAGATCAAATCACTCACAAGTCTTATTTTAACTTTAACAACTATGCGTTTCACAGCCGCCAGCAGCATTGGTGCAACTATAATTGGAAGACCTTTGTTGAAGTATACTTAGAAGACTATCATGTGGATGCATTTCATCCAGGACTAGGTAACTTTGTAGATTGCAAACAGCTTACTTGGCAATTCAATGATCACTACAGTGTGCAGAGTGTGGGGATCAAACAGCGTTTACAGACTCCGGGCACACCTGTGTATCGTACCTGGCACAAAGCAGTAACTGACAGATGCCGTCCAAATCTACCAGACTATGGAGCCATTTGGTTGTTGATATATCCCAACGTCATGGTAGAGTGGTATCCAGAGGTCTTGGTAATCAGCAGTGTATGGCCAGAGTCACCACAACGAACTTTGAACATAGTGGACTTTTACTATCCCGAAGAAATCGCACACTTTGAAGCAGATTTCGTAGAAGCACATCAAGCTGCCTACATGGAGACCTGCTACGAAGATGATGAGATAGCTGAACGCATGGATCGCGGTCGTAGGCATCTTGACAGTCGAGGAGCCAATGACACAGGTCCTGTACAAGATCCTATGGAAACAGGACTAAAGAAATTTCATGATTACTACGACCAATGGATTTTTACAGAACAACATAGAGCGTATGTCGCGCCGCGCATTGAAGATCCAGGCAGCGAAGGCGGAACATTGGATTGATCAGATCATGCCCATAGCTCGAATACCCAACTCATTGCTGCAAGAAGTAGGACAATGGAGTTTGATACGCTCGGAGATCAACAAAACCATTGCAGAGCAAAACAATCACGCTAATTATCAGCAGCAGCAACGTATTGATCAACTGCATGAGGCACGTAGAATTCTACGTAACTACCACTATCAGAAAGACACTGAATGGATACGCAATTACGAATTCTATGAGTCGATCAAAGAACAACGCCTACTAGCAAGACACACCGTGAGAGGTATTTTTGTCGATCGTTACGTTTAAATTACAAGCAAGGAAACAGAATGGAAAATTCCAAAAATCACAAATTTGATATAGCAGTGTTGCTGCCTACTAGAGGTCGTACCACTGCACTGATGCGCAGCATCATGAGTCTAGTTAATAGAACAAGAAATCTTGATCGTATTCAATTCTTTATTGGGCTTGATGAAGATGACACAGTGGGTATAAACTATTGGCAGACCGAAGTAGAACCATTGCTGCGTCAACGCTCTGCTAACTTTACTGCCATGGTATTTGAGCCTTTGGGATATATCAGACTCAACGAATATGTAACCGAACTAGCCAAACATTCGGATAGCAAGTGGTTGATGTTCTGGAATGACGATGCAATCATGGAGAGTCAGAACTGGGACGAGGAAATAATGAAATATCAAGGACAGTTCAAGGTGCTAGCAGTACACACGCATCGTGAACATCCTTATAGCATTTTCCCCATAGTGCCAAGAGATTGGCTGGATCTTTTTGGTTACATGAGTCCACATCAACTCAGCGATGCTTGGATCAGTCAGATAGGATATTTGGTTGATATCTGGGAACGCATACCAGTTTGGGTCACACATGATCGTTTTGACCTCACCGGCAACAACAACGATGACACGTACAATAATCGTCCTCAATTAGAAAATCAACCTGACAATCCAGAAGATTTTCACAGCAACAAATGGCACACTCGCAGAGTCAATGATGCTGAACGTTTGAGTCAACTGTTGGCTTCTAGAGGCATTGATCAAACTTGGTGGGAAAATTGCAAATCAGGCAAACAAGATCCCTGGGTCAAACTCAGTGCTAACGACATAAACAAACAAATGACACAAACGAGAACAGTTAATGGCCAATAACAGTGAACTGGTAGAAAAAATTCAAGCCTATTGGGACAGGCAACCCTGTAACATTAGGCATAGTCAAAAACCTCTAGGCAGCGTAGAATACTTTGAAGAAGTCACAGCTCGTCGCTATAGAGTTGAGCCTCATATCTTGGACTTTGCGCAGTTTCATCGCTGGCAGGGCAAGAGAGTATTAGAAATTGGCTGTGGTATTGGCACTGATGCCGAGCAGTTTGTGCGTCATGGTGCAGAATATGTGGGCATTGACATATCAGATGCCAGTCTACAAATCTGTCGTGAAAGATTCAAGGTCATGGATCTTCATGGAGAATTCCACAATGTAAACCTATTGGATCCAGATCACATGGATCTTGGTCAGTTTGATCTTGTGTACAGTTATGGAGTCATACATCATAGTCCAGACATTGATCATCACATCACTGAGATACACAAGCTTTTGCGACCAAACGGTGAGTTTAGATTCATGGTCTATGCCAAGAATTCATGGAAATATGCCATGATTCAAAAAGGACTTGATCAGTTTGAAGCACAAGCAGAATGTCCTTATGCTGAGGCCTTTACTAGAGATGAAATTGAGGACATGTTAGATGGAATTTTTGACATCGAACGTATTAGACAAGCGCACTGTTTCATGTATAATGTAGCTGCATATCGCGAAGGTAGATATGAACTTGAACCCTGGTTTGCAGCAATGAGTGACACTATGCGTGATGCTGTGAGAGAATATCTGGGTTGGCATCTTTTGGTCAAGGCACGTAAAAAATGAAAAAAATTCATATTTCTGACAAAGAAGTACGAGGCATGGTATTGGATATCCTGCGTCAAATGACTCAAGATCGTTGGCTTCCGGACTATGTGGTTGGACTCACTCGTGGTGGACTTGTACCTGCTAACATGATAAGCCAGTACTTGAAAGTGCCCATGGAGACTCTCAAGGTCAGCCTGCGTGACCAAAATTCTGAACCCGAAAGTAATCTGTGGATGGCCGAGGATGCATTTGGTTACATACCTCAAGAACAGCGAGGTGCGTCAGGAACAGTGACTGATCCTGCACTGCGCAAAAAAATCTTGATTGTGGACGATATCAACGACAGCGGCGCTACATTCAACTGGATTACCAAAGATTGGCCATCTGGCTGTATGCCAAATGAAACACATGTTTGGCGAGCTATTTGGAATCATTCGGTGAGATTTGCTGTGTTGGTAGACAACGCCAGCAGCAAGTCTGAGGTTTCTATGAACTATAGTGCTCGTACAATCAACAAGTTCGAAGATCCTAGTTGGATTGTTTTTCCCTGGGAGCAATGGTGGCATCCAACAAAAATTTGACACAACACACTAACTCAAGTATAATCTACACATGGAAAAGATAACCTATACTGAAATTTTCTACAGCCTACAAGGCGAAGGAATGTATGCTGGCGTGCCCAGCATTTTCTTTCGTACCTATGGTTGTAACTTTAGATGCCGTAAATTTGGTAGATCACAAGATGAACAGATTGACGGACATAATCCTGAAGTGGTTGAAATCATCAAAAACATTGCACAGTACAATAAATTTGAAGACCTACCTCTGGTGACCACAGGATGCGATACCTATGCGTCAATCTATCCCGAGTTCAAGCGTTTCAATCAACAAGAAACAGTGTCAACCATTGCTGATCAAATCCATGCACTATTGCCTGGTAACGTATGGCAAGATTCACATTTGATCATCACAGGTGGTGAGCCCTTGCTGGCCTATCAACAACTGTATCCGGAACTCTTAGAACTGTGTAGAGCCAAGGGACTGCGACATCTTACATTTGAAACCAACGGTACTCAAAAGATCTATCCTGAAGTAGAAGAATATCTGTTTCAAGAGTTCACAAGACATGGACGCGACTTTGAGAACTTGACATTCAGTGTGAGTCCTAAACTGCCGTGTTCTGGTGAACCGTTTGAACGAGCCATACAACCTGAAGTTGTGCATCAATACGCATTGTATGGTCGAGTATACTTGAAATTTGTAGTGGCTACTCAGCAAGACGTAGAAGACGCAGAACGTGCTGTGGCCGAGTATCGCAAACACAACGTGAACTGTCCAGTGTATCTCATGCCTGTGGGTGGTGTACCACAGGTGTATAACTTGAATACTCAACAGGTTGCACAGCTAGCACTGGAGAGAGGATGGCGTTACAGTCCAAGGCTACAAGTTGATATTTGGCGCAACGCATGGGGAACGTAAGCAGTCCTTGTGTGAATATCTGTCGCATGCAAAACAACATCTGTATAGGCTGCTTGAGAACATTAGAAGAAATAGCCAATTGGCTTTATTATAGTGATCAAGAGAAACAGGAAATATTACAACAACTGGAGACAAGAAAATGACAGAAACCAAACAACGTACCATTGCTAGAATGGTAAGCTATCGCATCACAGCCTGGCTGTTTACTATCTTCTGGACTTGGTTGTTCACAGAAGATGTAGCATCTGCCACAACGTTTGCCACTGCCTTGCATATCTTGCTCAGTATTGATTATTACATTCACGAACGTGTATGGCTAAAGATCAAATGGGGCAAAATAACGGACAAAGATCATGGGACTGTTTGATAAATTTTTTAAATCTAAACCAGAAAAGTCAGTGCAACCACGCACTAGCGAGACTGAGCATAGACCACCTCCAGCACGTAAAAAAACTGCCAAGGAACTGGCCACTGAACGTGGAGAAGCCTATGTTGGTATTGTGAGTTTTGATCTTAATGCTGACGACATCAACTCAGGCAGTTTTGAACTAGAGTGGAATGACAAATTTATCACAAATCTTGTGCGTGCTGGATATCAAATGAAGCCAAACGAGCCCGAAGACGTGATTGTGGATCGTTGGTTTCAAAACATCTGCCGAAATGTTGTAATGGAAACCTGGGAACAGGAACAAGCAATGCGTGCCTCGGGTATCTATGTGCGTACCACTGACATAGGCAATGGTCGCAGCGAGGTTTCATGATTGAACGTGAACGCATAAACTATCTACTACTGAGTGCGCTGGGCAGTGCAGAACTAGTTTACCAATGGTGGCATTCCAGAAATGCGGCTTTTGAATACGCTACACCTGAAGAGATCTGGCAGGAAGCACCTGAACGTGTGGCCAATTATGTGATACGAGCAGTAAACGTGGGAGGAGATTACTTTTGATTTTTAATCATATCAAAACTCTCAAAGAACAAGGCAAGCGTATAGGCATAACTTTTAGCACGTTTGATCTGTTGCATGCAGGGCATGTGGCCATGTTGGCCGAAGCTAAGAATCACTGTGACTATTTGATTGCAGGTCTACAAACTGATCCAACCATTGATAGACCTGATACTAAAAATGCTCCAATACAAAGCATTGTTGAGCGGCAGATTCAACTAGCTGCCTGTAGATATGTTGACGAAGTCGTGGTGTATCAAACCGAACAGGATCTAATTGATCTGCTGCTGATCTTGCCCTTGGATGTTAGAATACTGGGTGTAGAATACAAAGAACGTTCGTTCACTGGTGACAACGAATGTTATAATCGTGGTATCGAACTGGTTTTCAATTCTAGAGATCATAGTTTTTCCAGTTCCAGTCTTCGCAAACGTGTGATACATGCCGAAACACAACGTGCTCTGCAGTCATGAGACGATACTTCGCTAGCACATTCAATATCACTGACACTGATATGGATATCATGGAGCACATACGTTGGTGCAGAAATAATCTAGGTGAACGTGGCCGTGACTGGGACTTCAGCGGCAATAACCGACGAGTACAGGTCTGGGTCAGAGAAGGGTCGCCTCAATTTACTTTTTACGAACTAAAATATGGTAGTCTACGTCAACGGTGATAGTCATGCTGCTGCGGCCGAAGCAGCGGTGCCATTTGGTTGGGCCGAAGACGATCCCTTTTATTATGGCATGGGCAAAAGACCACACCCTGAAAATGAACGTGTGAGTTTTGGTTGTGAGATAGCCAATCGTCTACATGCTATCTTGGACATAGATGCACAGTCCGGAGCCAGTAATGCCAGAATCATGCGCACCACTAGGCAATGGTTGGATCATGCACAACCCAGTGCCAAAGACCTTGTGATAATTCAATGGAGTACCTGGGAACGCGAAGAGTGGTTGATTGATGGTGAATACTACCAAGTGGGCGCATCAGGCACTGATTCAGTTCCCGAATCACACCAAGACCAATACAAAGAATTTGTTCAAAAGGTGGATTGGGTGGCCTGTAGAAATCATTGGCACCGAGCTATATGGAATCTACACTGTGAACTAGCCGAGCAAAAAGTTCCACATTTATTCTTCAACGGTAATAACCATTTCCTAGGCGAAACTGAGTTGTTGGACTGGCAACACAGTTTTATTGGGCCCTATGATCCAAACAGCACCTACGATGCCCTACTGCGCCTAAATGGTTACAAACCTGTTAACAGTCACAGCTGGCATTTTGGAGCAGATGCCCATTGCTTTTGGGCGGATTATGTGCTACAATATGTTCACGATCATATACTCTAGGTGACCTATGCATTACTTGCTGATTGACACTGCCAACATGTTTTTCCGAGCTCGACATGTGGCACACAGAGCCAGTTCCACTGAAGAAAAAGTTGGTTATGCTCTACACATCACCCTGGCTGCTATCAATAAGGTAGCCAAGAAATTCAATGCTGATCACGTGGTGTTTGCATTGGAGGGACGGTCGTGGCGCAAAGACTTCTACGCTCCCTACAAGAAAAACCGTGCTGTGGCTCGTGCTGCGCTCACAGAAGCAGAAGCCGAAGAAGATCGAGTGTTTTGGGAAACCTATGATCACTTTACTAAATACCTAGAGCAGGGCACAAACTGTTCGGTCATACGTCACCCCGAAGCAGAAGCTGACGATATCATTGCTAGATGGATACATCTGCATCCCCAGGATCATCACACTATTGTCAGCAGTGACACTGATTTTGTGCAACTCATCGCTCCTAATGTAAATCAATTCAATGGTATTCAAGACGAGTTGATCAC